AGGAAGATTGCACCAGATGGAACTTGAACTCCATAAACTAGATAATGGAGATTAGCAAGGGTTGCTCCTGCTGGTCTTACTGCAATACGGATAGTATCTGCTGCTCCTCCTGTATTTGATACATTAAGAGTGGATACAATTACAGCATTAGTTGCTGTATATAACGTAGTCGCTGTAGTAGCACTAGGTGCTGACTGGGCTAGTACTTTATAGGTTGCCATTAGGATAGATCCCCAATCACTGTGAAGGTATTAGATGCTGTACAAATGATTGTGCAAGCTGAATACTGTGCTCGTAATATAGGAGCAGTAGAGGTTGCACCAGTAGATGTGATAGTCACACCAGCACCCTGTGCAAAACTAGTCAAGCCAACACCTATTGATTGAACGTTTATCTGCTCACCTGCTGCAAATACTGAAGGTGGAACAGTTATAACCACTGCTGCTGCATTTGATGAGGTGACTAACTTACCTGAATCAGCAGCAACTAAAGTATAGGTGGTTCCTGTCTGAGCATTAAGAGTAAGGTTTATTTTTGGTGAGGTAAGTGTTTTATTAGTTAAGGTATCTGTTGTAGCACGACCAACAAGAGTATCTGTTGATGTGGGAAGGGTAAGTGTCCCAGTATTTGTAATACTAGAAATAACTGGAGCAGTTAAAGTCTTATTGGTTAAAGTCTGAGTTGCAGCAATTCCCGCCAAGGTATCACTTGTAGTTGGTGGTAGGCTTAAAGTATTAGTACCAGCAGTTGCTGTTGCTTGAAGTGTAGTTGTACCAGATGTTGAACCAGAAAATGCTAGGCTAGCCACTGGTGAGATACCAGCAGCAAAAGCATTTAAGTCATCTGAGGTTAGAACGTGTTTTACTGTTGCACCTGTTGAATGTGCTACAGCAGATGATCCTGCTTCAGCCCTATCTATTGTAAAGGTATCTCCTGATGGACCTGCTGTTATAAAAACAATCTCTTCATTTTGAGTATCTGGATCTATTGCTACAGTGAACTGACTACCTGCTACTACAGTAACTCCACCAAGTAAGGTGGTTGCAGTTCCAGTTGCTACCGTCATTGATGTAACCGAACTATTGATACCAGATGCTAGTGTCGTCTCAACACTGATGGAGCTATATAAACGAGTTGCCATTAACCTTCCTTACTTTAGATAGTGTATACGAATTGGGTATTTGTCTTTTAATTTCAACGCCTCTTCGTTTAGTCTCTGTTGGTACAGAGCAAAGATATAGCGAGAAGCTGAAACACCGGCTGTTGATGGAGTCTTGCTATCGGCATTATCAGCCTCAGCAGATGTAAGGTTAATACGACCTGCATCTAAGAATGATAGTAATTTATAGGAAGCACCAAGAGTTACTACATCCTGACAGGATTGTGGTAATCCAGTAACATCAGCAAAGTCATCAGTATTAGCATCTAATGTATTAGCTGTAGTTGTGTAGTAAACTTGAACTGTTCTACCAGGTTGTACATTGTCATAAATATTTAAAGTAGCATTAGTATTGAATGTTGCACTGTTAGCAAAGTTATCTAAGCGCCATCTTCTTAGTGGTAACCACTCTTGGCTTGATCCAGTAGTCTGCCAAGATATGTACAAGACATCCTCAACATCATCTGGTAGAGCATAGGTTGTTACGGATGCGTTAAAGGTAAAAGTGTATGAAGAGATAGCCCAAAGACTAGGATACAGAGAGTTGATAGTATCGTTGATGGCTCTCTTGATTGTAGTTCTTGGGAAGGTAGGAGCCAAAGTAACCTGAGCATTTACTGTATGTGGTGCGGGGGAAGTTCCCTGATAACCTCTACCAAATCCTGGTATTACGTTAAGTACGTTAGTTGTTTTATCAAAAGAATCAATAAAGATAAGTTCATCATCAATTTCAATAATACCTTTAGCAAGATTTGCGCTAGTACCGAGAGTGATAGCAGTACTGGTTGTGGTTAGACCAGCAGGGTTAGCTACATTGCTAATACGATCTTGGCGCAAGGTATAACCTTGCAGGTTAGACTTGATCTCATCTACCATATCGTTAAGAGTGCTCATTTATCTTCTCTCTGTAGTGTTTTAAATTGTTCTGTAATCTCTCATCCTCTGGGCTGAAAGCTAATGCTTTCTCACCGTGTTCTATTGCAGTTTTATACTCACCTAATTGCCAGGCTGCTATTGCTACTAGATCATCAGCCATATGCCCCCAAGCCCAACCTTCAGCCATAAAATCTGTTTGCTTCTCAGTTATACCTAATGCTCTTGTTGCAACCCTAAAACATTCAGGCCACTGCATCTGTTGATAATAATGATTAGCCAGTGCTAGTACTGATTCTCTACTAGTACACTCTGTTATTGATTGCTCTAAATGTTTCTCAGCATTATCAGGATCACACTTTGCCATCATTCGCAGAGCGTATGATCTCTCTGCTTTAAATGTGGATTCTTCTAAGTATCTTTTAAAAGTTTGTAATGAATCGTAATATCTTTGTTTGTAGTAATACTCTCTACCTAAGTAGTAAAGACTACGAGAACATTTTGGATCTTCATCTACTGCCATCTCAAGCATATCTAGGTACTGTTCTCTAGACTTTTCTTTATCTTGGAAATGATGTATTGTTAAATCTATTCTTGCTCTAACTTCAGGAATCTTATAAGGAGATACTGCCTCGTGTATTGGAAACTTCCATCTATATCCTCTACGGGCGTGCATCTTAATACCATCAAAGTTTAGATCTGGTTTACCGTTTTCATCCCAACCATATACATAATTATATATTGGTCTAGTAACGCCAGCCTCTAGAGCTTTAGGTAAATCTTTCTTCCAACCTTTTACTAGAACTTCATCCATATCTAGTGCTATGCAGTAATCAATATACATTGGTATTGCTGCAAGGGAAGCGTTACGAGCATCATCAAAGCGCCAAGGATCTATCTTAATTTTTATAACATTAATACCTAAAGACTCAGCAATCTCTACTGTCTTATCTGTTGAACCAGTATCTGCTATTAGTAAGTAGTCTGCATCTTTAGCTGACTCATACCATCTCTTAACGTGCTTCTCTTCATTGAGAGCAATTGTATATACGGCAATTCTCATATTGTGAGATTCTACTACATTCCGCCAAGCATAAGGATATCTGGCAGTGCAGTTGCATTTGCGCCTGTCGCTCCTGTTGCTCCCGTTGGACCCGTTGCACCAGTGTCTCCTGTTGCTCCTGTTGGACCAGTTGGTCCAGTCGCACCATTTGCACCTGTTGCTCCAGTTGCACCTGTAGCACCAGTTGGACCGGTAGGTCCAGTTGCACCACTTGCTCCTGTTGCACCAGTAGCTCCTGTGCTTCCCGTTGCTCCAGTATCACCAGTAGCCCCAGTTGCTCCAGTTGCTCCAGTTGGTCCTGTCGGACCTGTTGGTCCTGGAACTGTACTTGTTGCTCCAGTTGCACCCGTTGCACCAGTTGGACCGGTAGCTCCAGTTGCTCCCGTTGCTCCCGTTGCTCCCGTAGGTCCAGTAGGACCCGTTACACCAGCAACAATAATTGCAACAATAAGTGCGTGGTTATTTGCAAAGTTAGTTGTACCAGTACCAGCAGATGATGTAAGCGTTACGGGTACTTCGACATAATTTGTCTGCATTGTTGGGGTTGCAGATACTGTCCACTTTTGGAAGTTGTTGGAGTTATTTGCATCCTGAACAATGATTACATCGTTTGTCTTAATTAGATTTAAGAAGATATCAACGTCTATACCATCTGAATTGATGTGGTTGATATTGATCTGTGTTGCAGAAATCTGTGTGGCATTGTTCCAAAGTAGATCGCCAGTACCAGGATCGCCTGATGTTATAGATGTGTCTGCTTTGTAATCGTAATAGTTAGCAGATCCACCATCTGCACCAGTAGGACCAGTAGCACCAGTTGGTCCTGTCGGACCTGTTGGACCAGGCACTGTTGAAGTAGCGCCAGTTGGACCAGTTGGTCCTGTATCACCTGTAGCACCTGTCGGTCCAGTAGGACCAGTTAAACCTGTTGAACCAGTAGCGCCTGTAGCGCCAGTTGAGCCTGTTGCACCTGTTGGTCCAGTACTTCCAGTCGCCCCTGTACTTCCAGTGGCTCCTGTGGCCCCTGTAGGGCCTGTAGCACCTGTATCTCCTGTGTTGCCAGTAGATCCTGTAGCACCTGTAGGTCCTGTTGGGCCTGTAGAGCCTTGTGAACCAGTTGCACCCGTAGGGCCAGTTGCTCCCGTAGAACCCGTAGATCCTGTGGCACCAGTTGCACCAGTACTACCAGTAGCACCAGTAGGTCCAGTTGGTCCTGTATCTCCCGTTGCACCTGTACTACCTGTTGCACCTGTGGCACCAGTAGAACCTGTAGAGCCTGTGGCTCCCGTAGCACCAGTGGCTCCTGTTGAACCAGTAGGACCGGTAGGTCCTGTAGCACCTTGACCACCTTGTGGTCCTTGATCACTTGAAAAAGTTACACCAACCTGTGGTGTGATTTGTTCTATAACAATTACGGTCTCTGACATTATTGAGTTACAGCTCCCGTCACAATAAATTTACCTTCTAGATATCTAGTTATAGTTGCACCAGAATCTAATACCAGATCGTATGCGTATCTTCCTGCACCGATAGCACCAGTAGTTGTTGCATCTAAAGTTACAGTTACAGTACCTAGTGCTCCGCCTAAAACCATTCTGCCATTAGCAGTACTTGCGACAACAGTTGTAGTAGTAGCGCCAACAAATGGGCGTACTGTCATAGTGCCTGTATATCCTGTCAAGTTTAATAGAACGTTATCGTTATTAATACTAAATTGAAAATTAAATGTGGTTGCCTGATCGCAGACTAAGTTATATTTAGCACTCAACTTGAGATCGCTCTCAGAGCTTGGGCAGCAGGTAGTCCAGTAGTGGATGCTAAAGCATTACAGATACCACTGTAGTCAAGGAATTTATTAGAATCAGTACGGCTATCAATAGCGTTTAATACACCTACAGTATCTGTAAGGTTAGTAGTGATAGATCTTTGAACAGCCCACTGGCGAGCAGCAAGTGCTTCACCAACCATTTCTGAAGATGCTCGGTAGGTGCCACCATTTGCTAGGCGATTTAGTTCTGCTAATAATGTAGTGCCTGATACTCCTGTTGCCACCTGCTACCTCATTTCTTTTTAGATTTTTTAGCTACTGCTGCGTTATCTACTAGATTTGGATAAGGTCTACCAGCAGCCTTAGCCTTTGCTTTAGCAGCACTCTTTTGTGCTGGCGTTAATTTCTTAGAAGTTTTCTTAGGGTTCTTCTTATCCCAAAATGCTACTTTCTTTTTCATTTGCAACTACAATCCCAAGCGCGAAGCGACTTGTTTATTCTAGAGTTTGGATCTCTTGCTGTCTTAGCAGAGGTTAGTTTAGATTTCATTCCACACATACGACCACAGAAAGACTTACGTCTAGCAGCAGACTTAGGTGACTTCTTAGCCTCAGCCTTTTTTACTGGAGGTTTAAGGTTCATACCTTGCGCTTTAGCAGATGCTCTGCCAGCAGCGTTTAATCCACCTTTAGGATTCTTACCTGCTTTTCTTTGCCACGCTGGACTCTTTGCCATACTCTCCATACTTTCCTAAGATTGATCGGACAGTGCCATTCTTGTTAAGACGGACAATACATCCGTCTTTAACTTGGATTGAATTAAATCCATCGTGGCGTTTGTAACTACCAGATGACATTATTGTTGAGGAGCTTCTTTACCAGGAGCGCCAGTTTCTAAATCATCATATGTTGCAAATCCGCAACCACAAGTAGCGCACATTATTTCTTCTTTCCCATCTTCTTCATAGCAGCTTTCTTCTTAGCCATTTTCTTCATTGCCATCTTCTTGCCTTTGGCACCTTTGCTCATTGCCATATATGAGTCCATACCCATTGCTTTCATAGTTACCCCTTATAAGTTAGACTAATACCGTCAAACGCTTTGCCGGCATCGTTAGATAGTTTTACTGCTGCATCTATATCTTTCTTTCTTGTTGAGCGCGGCTCTATACCTTGACGAGTCGCATCCCAATAAGACTGTATTTCCTTCTCATCTTTTTTAACTTTGTCTTGATCCCAACCAGTCTTAGTTGGATTAACTCCAACAAACATTGGTGTATTAGATCGGATACATTCACCGTAATTATCGTGATCTTTGGTCTTACAAGATGAAGTACAGTTGCTCATACTGGAGTCACATAACTGCTATAGCCAGCATTGATTAAAACGTTAGCTTCATAGTCACTGATTGTGTACTCGTGTCCACCCAGATAATAATAATTTGCTGCTGCCAAATCATCTTGGCTTGGTGTCTGTGTTGCAGTAACAGTTGTTCCATTAATTAATAAAGATACACCTCTTGGAATATCTGTAAGGCTTACTGGAATATTGCCATTAACAGTTCCACCATTAAATTCTTTTCCTGCTAAACGAGCATACGGAGAAAACGGATTGGATGAATCAATACCATAGGTTTGATTAAGCCAAGGTGTAATCAGTGTGTATGCCATAATCTTCTTTCTCTAGTGATAAGAGGCAGTTTGACCTGCCCCTTACCTAACGAACAATTAACCGTTTGTTGCTGCTGACTCAACTCGGACAAGTGCTGCCTCGCGTAGGCGATTAAAGCCTCCGAAGTAGTACCAACCGATTGTGCGGAAGCGGCGTAGAGCATCAATCTCTGGACCAATGATGGTTGAGATGTCTGCGGCTTGCGCCTCAGCTAATGCTTCACGACCTGCAATGATTGCACGGTAGTTGTTTGTGAATGTAACAGTACCTGTGTCAGCAACTGATGTGATATTAGATGCTGTTAGTGCATAGGTAAATGTTGTTGATGTAACACCTGTGATGGTGTATGTACCATTAACACCTGTGTTAGTTGTAGCAGCAACTGTTACAACCTGACCTGTTCCGAGGCCGTGAGCAACTGCTGTAGTAATTGTTACTACGTTAGATGTCAAAGCAACGTTGGTGATGGTTGTAGTTGTGCTAAGACCAGCAGCTAACTTCAATCCGTTAAGAACACGAGGTGTCTCAACTACGAAAGCGCCTTCTAGTACACCAACTGCACCAGCAGTAAACGGTGTACGCTCTACATACTTGGTCAACTCTTGGAATCCTCCGGTGCCTGATTCGGCGCGAAGGTCAGCAGATTGACGTGGGTGTAGATATGCAGCATATAGCTCACCGATACGAGGCAAAGCCTTGTTGGTGCGTAGAGTTACTACAGCGTTGCGGATATCCGCAGTTGTAATTGTATCTACTGGAAGCACTGCACTAGATGCTGTTGGAACTGTTCCTGATGGACCATTTGCATAAATTACATTGGTACCAGCACAAAGTACTTGACCAACAACATTGTCAATGCTGTCTGCTGCGTTGTAAGCGATGATATCAGCAAGTGCTGCATCTACATCGTTAAATGAAGTTAGGTTTAACTTCTTGGTTGTTGAAACGGCTGAGCCGTATTCAGCAAGGGTTACAGTAACCTGTGATGGGTTACCTAGAGCAATTGAGGAAACGTCAGATGATTCTGTCAACGTAGATGTAGCTTGTGCTAAATCTGAATAGATTGAGAATACAACTGATGATCCTGGCATTGCCTGTTGAACTGGTTTAACATCTGCAAGTGAGCGCATAACAGGAATGGAACGAAGTGCCATTCTTACATACTGATCGTATGCTGCTTGAACTAAATTGCTAATGCTGGATGTAGTGGTTAAACTACCGCCTGGAATTGCCATTGGGCATTACCTTTCATTAGGATTGGATTAGAGTCCAGATCCCTTAATGATTGCATCTAACTCTTCGCGAGTATTAGCGTTCATAAGTTTTTTCATAATATCGTCATTGTGCTCAGGTGTAATCCCTTGCTCAACAGTATTAGTCATCCTCTTGTACGCTGCCGCTTGAGCAGGGTCAACATTAGGTTTCTGGGGTACTTCTTCGGTTTGAAGGCCAAACACATCTGCGTTTGCTTCTAGCCATTTTGATACAGACTCCTCAGTTGGGTCTATATCCTGCGGAATAAAAGAAGAAATCTTCTGATTTACCCCGCGACTTGCGAGGGCTTCTTTGATTGCTCGTTCTCTTTGCGCTTTATTTAAAGATTCAAAGTTAGCTTTAAGATCTGCCAACTCTTTATCTTTTTGCTTATTAGCCTTGCGTAGTTGTTTAACGAGATCATTGCTTAACGACTCAACACTGTTGTCAGTATCGTCATCATCCTCGTAGTCATAGTTGGACATAGTCCATCTCCCATTCGTTGTAGTTGTCGTAGACCTCATACAGTGTGGGGATTTCTGTATGGCTTCTACTTCCGGTCTTGTTATCTCTCCATCAGGCCGGTAGTTCTGATGGCAGGTCTAGTTAGTAAGAGCCAGCTCTATTTTGGCTCAGTGCTCCGCTTGAAACTCCAGTTTGTCCACCGAAGGTGGCTTTCTCTAACCCAATAATTTTCTTACGCTTTTCTCCTGCTTGGGTTTGTCCTGGTAAATTAAATATTTCTTCTTCAGCTACCGCTTGATTATAATCTGGTTGTTGATAGATAGATGATAATTGTCTACCTCGCTCAAGGCCACCACCAATAGCGCCATAACCTTGTTTAGCAGATTCAGCAGTTACGCCATAACGAGCAAGTTCTTCTGCTCTAGTAACTTCTGCTTCAAGACCAGCACCTATCGCTGCGCCACCTATTTCAGCAGCTAATACTTTCTTTTGTATATTTGCTAATCCTTGTGCTGGATCTAAAGTATAGGCAAGAATATCAGCATTTTTAATATCAGGATAGAATTGCTTTAATGCAGCAGTTACTTGTGGTGCTGCATCAATAACTCTCTTTTGCGCAATAGAGATACGATCTTCTAATTCAGTCAAAGACACATCTCCAGCAATAAGTTTTTCAAATCCTTCTTGGCGACCAAGATCACCCTTAGCATAATAAGATGCAGGTAAACCATAGTTACGCATAACTTTTTGATAATCATCTTCTAAATTTATATACTCAGCTTCTGATAAAGCTCTTAGTCCACTAGAAACGCGAGCAGCATTGGCTGCAAAGCGTTTCTTATAAGGTTCTGTTTGACGTAGTCTTACAGCAAACTCTGATGGAGATATACCTTCTTGAATTAAACCTCTTAGTGGTTCTACTAGAGCACCTAGTCCATACTCATCAAACTGTAATTTTAATAAATCAAATGCTGATTGACGTTTCTCTCGTGCATCTGCATCTGCGGTAGATGTACCTGTACCTGTACCTGTAGCCCCGCCACCCTTTTGATCTCCATACAAAAACTTAGACCATTCTTCAGGAGTTGCTAATTTACCATTAATATAATTTTTACCGGTATTAGATGTTCCAGTACTACCAGTGCTAACGTATTCAGAATCTGATCTATTACTAGGATTAATTACACCTGCACCACCTGTAGCACCTAAACTACCAGCGAGTTTAACAAGATCACTTAACTGACCTTTTGATAAATCTACAAGGCCTTGAGCTGCTGCTATTTGATTTTTATTTCCACTCTTTTTTGCAAGAGTAAGAGTTTTTTCAGCATCTTTAATAGTTTTATTTATATCATTTATTACAGATTGGTACTCATTATTAACAGCAGGTTTACCAGAACCAGCTTGGCCAAATGGTGTACCAGTTGATTTAGGCAGTTCTGCAACTGCACCAGTTACAGCAGGAGTAGATGTACCACCTAATGGTGGTAGACCCATCATTGCTCTGATCTTATCGCGTTCGTCAGCCACTGTTTACCCCTGAAATCCAAAGTCCTGAAGGACTTTACCGACTGATTGGAAGACATCTTCCCTAGCATTGTTTGTATATTGCCAACGAGCATCTTTACGAAGTGCTCTTTGAAAATCGTATATAGACATTTCACCATTAGGTCCAATAGCATTACGAAGTGCTGGATCTGTAAAGTTAATAGTTTCTGGATTTACTTCTAGAATTGCAGCCATCTGTGTTCTATATGGAGCATATACAGTTTCTAAATCCGTACCTTCAGCTAACAGTTTTTTAACGTTATCAGGCATACCTGCACCAGCAATATTACGAATTTGACTTTGAATAACTTTAATATCTTTACCATTCTGAATATCTAAAGCATATTGATCTAGTTGTTGTTGGCTTAAAGATACACCATTTGCATTGGCAGTTGATCTTAATGTTTGTACATTTAATGAACGCGTATCTGCTTTAAGAACTTGTGCTGATTTAGATAAGGTACCAAGGACTCCAGCAGCTTTCTTAACATCCTCTTTGATACCTTTAATAGGTTTGCCAGTATTAGGATCTACATACTTACCAGTAGTAATAAGGTTCTCAATAAACTGTTGTCTATTACCTAGTAGATCTCTAGTTACACCATTTTTAGTTGTAGTCTTAAAACGACTTTCAGCATCATTAAGGACTTTAGTTAAATTATCTATTTCTTCTGGAGTTGCATCTCTATTGATACCTACTGATTTTAATGCAGCATCTATATAAGTAGTTGCAGTTGCTCGTGGAGATATAGTGGTTGTAGGTGCGCCAGCGCCACCAGCACCACCAGTTGGTTGAAGACGTTTATATCCTTCAAAGCGATCTACAAACGGCATACCTAATGCAGTATATTGTCCTAATCTTTCTTCTGCTCTTTCAGCAGCAGGTATTATAACATCTGCTCTTAATATGCCATCTATTGGACCTTTATATTCACCAGTATTAAAAAGTGCTTGTTGAAGTTGTTTTATCTTTTCAGTATTGCCAACAAAACCTTTAAGAAAATCTGTAAGTCCAACAGTAGTTGTTGCTATAGAAGTCGTAGCACCTGTAGCACCTGTGGTACCCGTACCACCAGTAGCACCAGTTGGACCTGTTGGGCCTTCGGCATAACCAGCCGGCATTTTTGCAAGAATGGCATTACCCTCATTGAGAGCAGTTGTATAAGCAGTACTAACAGATTTATATTGCTTTACAGCATAATCAAAATCTCTTTGTTCTATAGCAGTAAGAACATCCCCACGAGCAATCTTTGTTCCATAAGACTTTAATTGACCTTCAAAGTCAATAAGTGTTTTACCTAATCCTTCAGCATACTGAAATTTATTATTAGCTTCAGCTCTAACCCGTTTAGCTGCATTAGATTCGCTTTTCTTTTGCTTTGCTTCTGCTTCTGCTGCTACCTTTTTGGCTGCTGCTTGCTTTTGTGCAGTCTTAAGATCTTCAATATAGCTATCAATATTAAAAATTGTCTCTGCCATATTAGTCTCCTAGTAAACTTCCGAATAGTGAATCATACGCTGCGGCTGTATTCTCATTAAATTGAGATAACTGACGCATCCTTATTATTGTATTATCTTTATAGTTTTGCATTAAGGTAGATGATCCACCAAAACGTTGTGAACGATCTTTTTCTTTCTTATACTCAAGATATGTATTAAGCATTTCTTTAAGAGCATCAAATGTTTTAGGACTTACTGAGCGAACTGATTTATCACCTAATAGGCGCTCTAAGTCATTAAGTGCATTGATGCGGTCAATAGCCTTTTGACTTCCCTGAGATAACTCTTCTGCTACTAATGGGCGACCAGCGAAGAATAAAGTCTTCCAGTCTGAGAACTCTTTGCGAAGTTTACTACGCTCATAGTCTGTTCCTACGCGCTCTAGGTTTGACTCATAATCATTCTTCTTATCGTAATAAGTTTGTAAATCTGCTGATGTTTGAATCTTACGTAAGTGATCTTCTACGCGAAGGTTTTTACGAAGACCCATATCCGTCATAGCTTTGTAAGCATCCCAAGAAAATCCAGCTTTGTTTGGAATCAAAAATGCTGCTGCTTGTGGATATGATTTAAATAGTTCTGGATTAGAGTCAACGAATTGACCTGCTTCTTCAGCATATCCAAAGACTGCTACTGTTGAACGCTCTGATTCAGGTACTGTAAATGGAATTTGATTAGGATATAACTCTACCCATTTAGCCATAGCAGCGTTATAGTCGCCACCATATTCATCTTTAAGATCATTCCATAGTTGCTTAAAGTTAGCACGACCATTATCGCGTACCCATTCAGCCATATCAGATTTAAGTTGTACCTGAGGTGATGCTGGTGCAAAGAATCCAAAGGCAAAACGCATACCTAGAATACCAATTGTAGTATTCTTAACCATTAAACGATACTCTTCTAACTGCTGTGCAGTGGCAGGAATTAGATTTCCTTCTGAATCATAGTTCTTAGGAATACCGTGACCTGCTGCTTCAAGATATGTTACAGCCTTGCGATGTGCTGATGCGTATTGTGAGTCACGTTCATCGCGATTAAGAGCGCCATAGAAACGATTAATATGTGCTGGCAATAATGATGAAAGCATAGGTTGATCTACTGCATACTTACCTAATGCGTAGCGGGTAATAGTATCCGCAGCACCTGGACTCCAGATACCTACAATTGCTTCTAAAGTTTTAACGCTGACACCAGCTACTGGTCCAGCAAATGTTGGTATTAATGAATCTGGGTTCAGTGATGGTGTAATCATTTTAAGTTGAGCACCAAATTGAACTGGGAATGGAGCTTTAAATTCAGAACCAATACCTAGACCATCAAGCATCTTTTGAAATGCGTTATATACAGGAGCAATACCAGGATAGATAAAGTATGGTTCACCTTGGTCATCCTTTTGGATCCAACCTGAGTGTGTTACACCTTCATATGTCAATGCTGCAACAGCAATTGATTCTGGATTATATTTGACTGCTCTTCCAATACGGCGATAAAAGTCTTCAGTAGCACGATAGAATCGTGCAAAGTTACGAGATGAAAATGCTATCTGTGAACGGATAAGTGGATTATCAATATAAGCCAGTGTTTGTCCAATAGCGCGTTCTTCAACAGCTTGTGCTAAATCACGCTTAGCAAGTTCAATTGATTGATCAATAAGACCTTGTTCTGCAGGATTAATACCTTTTGTATAAGATGCAATCCAAGCATCTTCAAAACCAGACTTACGCATTTGTTTACGAATAGTGAGCATCTCAGCAACTACAATAGGTTGACGTGAAATACGAGCATTGGACATACCTAACCAACGCCATCCATTTTCCATAAGAGATGATGTGTAGTTACCGGTATTAGTTACTGCTACAAGTTCTGGTCCTACAACATTCTCTGGTAGGTCCATATTATTCTTTGGTAGGTCATCTAAAGATATACGACCAGATACTACATATTTACCATTATCATCAATGGTGCGTACTTTATTTAAAAGTTCTGTATTTAAAACTTTTTCGCCATTAGCACCTATGCGGCGAGTCTCAAAGACTCTGCGTGTACGGTCAAATACAATCTCAGCGTGTTCATCTAAACTGATACCACGTGCTTTAAGAATTGATTGATCTACAAGTTTAGGATTTACGACTAAAGCCTTTTTAATAGCAGCAAGAGCTGCCGCTTTATTGTCAAGATTTGCTACAGCTAATGAACCTAGTTCATCATTTGATATATAAGAGATACGAAGTAGGTAAGCAACTAGAGATGCTTCATCCTGATCTGAAACTGCTAAAGTCTTAAAGCCTCTTTTACCTTGAGCGGCTGTGTATTGTTGTTTAGGACCTGTAATACGTAACGCTGTAGAACGCACACCGTGTTTACGGGTAAATTCTACCGCACTTGTAAGAAAATCTCCACCAGTTGCAAAGTTAAATCCACCTTCAGATACTACAGATAGTAGATTTTCCATATCACCATAAATGATTTGATCTGTTAGGAAGTCAATACCTTCTTGGTTCAAAGGTTTCTTTCCATTTGATACTAGATAACGATTAATACGACCTTGAGTTAAGGCACTTGCCATAATCTCACGAGTCTTACGTACTACATCTACATCCATCTCCTTGCGAAGACGAGAAATTTCATTTCTTAACCTACCAATTTCATTCTCATTAGTAGATTCTTCAATTTTTAAACGAAGTTCTTTAACTGATGCTTTATTCTTTACAAGAACATCATCAAGTTTTTTAATTTCATTAGCATACTTAGCTGCTTCATCTTTGTTAACAATACGCATTACTAGACCAAGTGGACTATTTGCTAGAGTCTCTAAAGATGTAGCTCCACGCTGTGCTTCAATAGATGTCAATACACGCGTGACAAGGCGGCGACTTTCAATAAGACCCCAAGGTGTATCGCCAATAGCGATATTAACCATTAGATCTTCAATTGAGTTACGGATAGCGTAACGTGGTCCAGCTAAAGTAAGGAATGACCAAGCACTGACTGTTTTTTCTAAAAACTCGCTATTAGCAATAGGTCCTATAATCTTTGTTCCAATAGTGCTACGCGCTGTAGCGCGATCAATATCTCTAAGACTTGGGATACTCATCTTATTATTAAAGTCAGATGCAAAAGCACCAACATCTTGTAGGTCATCTGCAAGAGTATCGTATGTACCTTTGCCTTGACCAAGAAGAGAACGACTTATATTCTTTGTAGGCTCTGTTGTGTTGATACCACGAATGTCTGAGATATTATCAATAATACCTTTAGTAAAATCTTTACGTTTACCAACATCATCTATACCTCTAAATACTTCAGCCGCTAATTTTGCTTCGCGTTGTGGAAATACTAAACGTGCTAATCGGTAGATTTGATCTGGTGCATTTACTGCTGTTACATCAAACTCATCATTCTTAAATAAAGGTGCTGTTGAAAACCTTTGTTTAAAGCGATCTAAACGAACAGATATATCTGCAGTTGAAAAGCGAGCAACGCCTACTTTTTTACTTTTATTAAGAGCATCCATTGTCTGAACAATCTCTTCACGACCTTCAGTAATAGCTTTATATATACCTTCATCAGATGCTTCGCGACCAAAGAAAGAAGCACCTACTAGAGAAGGACCAACCTTATCAATATTAAATACTTTATTTGCAGTTGTAAGTATATTAACTCTAGCCTGACGTGCAGGTGTCATACGAGGTGCAATAATACGGCGGCGACCACCAGCACCTTTAATCATCTCATCTAACTGTTTAGCATTACTAAAAAATGCTTTGGCAGTAAGTACATTCTCAACAGGTTCTGCTGCTTTATTAAAAGTCTGAATAACTGCTGGACCAAATTCAGGTGCAAGAATTTTCATTTGTTCTAATAACTGAGCCTTGACTTCAGTATTACCAACTTTATCTGCTTCACGGTAAGCTTTTAACTTAGAGCCGTAATCATCCCAGAAAGCAATAGTTTTAGGTTGATTAAAGTAATTAGCAAAAGCAACACCATCACGGGCAGCACTTCCTGCAATTACTTCTACAGAATACTTTGTAAGATCATACGCTTTCTTTGCTTTACCAGCAACAATAAGCGGATCTGCTAGAACTCTAAATGCTGCATCTACTGCACCAGATACGGTCTTATAAAAGAATCCAGAGCCTTCCCATTTTTCAGGGATAAATATGTTTGCGAATTGACGACCTGGAGAATACTTAGCAGCCTGAACTGCATCCATTGTATCTTGAAATAGATCTTGTTCTTCTTTAGTACCTTGTTTCTTATCGTATAGACCAAGATATTTTGCCTGTTCAGGAGTTGCTTCTTTAAGAATTTGTCCTTGATCTTCACCTGCTGCGATACGCATAGCAATAGCAACTGCATCTTCAGAAAATCGTAGTTTGGCTTTTTCAATACGAGTCGGGCTAAATACCTTATCGCCTTTATCATTAGAAATATCCCACGCTTTATTAAGATCTACATTTTGATCAGCAGCAATTGCAACTGTACGATAAAGACGTGTACTAAAATCTGATACATTACTTAATCCACCAAGAATATCTTTTCCAACTTCTTTAGCAGCTCCAAGAACTGCTCCACCCGTATAATGCCAAGCAGTACCTAGGAAACCACGATCTGGTTTAACAAGAGGATCCTCATTACCATATTGTTCTGGTAATGATTTCTGTTGATCTGGTGTTAATTTAGCATATTGTCTTTGAGCTAAGTCAGTTGGAAGATTAGATAATTCTTTATGAACCTTTAATGATTTTGTATATGCTTCAAGTCTTTTTTTATCTTCTTCTGCTAACTGTGCAGCAGTAGCAACTGCTCTTAAGTTATCAGGCATTAATTACCTCGTGCTATAGCTTGCTGATATAGAAGTGCAACATCACCTGTGTTATCAAATGGAATCATCTCAGCTAAAATGTCTGATATTTTTCTTTGAGCAAACTGTGATTGCATCATAAGCGCTTCTGAACCTGCGCCAGGTCCTATATCAATACCATTAGTAATAGGTTCATCTGGGCGTTCTGTTGGAGCAAATAGTGGAGTAACTGGTGCTTGCGTTACTGGATTAGATGGTCTTCCACCTACATCATCTGCAATACCACGAGTCTTTGACTTAGGTGCTGCTGTATTAAGTGCAGCAGTCTCACCACCTTCTCCGTATGATGTTGAACCTAAACCCATATCTGTTCTCTTGGAGAATTTGCCTGGGCCTGAAGCGCCAGCTAATGGACCTCTTGCCATTATTCCTCCTTTAAAGTTTCTAAGTCTTGTGAAAATTCTTGCCAAACTTTTTCTTCTTGGCTCTTCTGAGTTGAATGATAGATAGCTAATTGGTGCAGATCATCTGCAAGTGCTTCTATCACTGATGTTAAATTTAAAAAGAATCCTGATACTATTACTAAGTAATCTGACAATCGCACTGGGCGATTAATGTTATTATCTTTCACCCAGCGCTCCTGTCAATAAAATAATTAAGCCTTTGTTCCTTTACGACCTGCCGGTGTATATCCGAATCTAACTTCTCCGCCGACTGGCTTAGATGTATCCATCTTACCTTGTACAGGTTTGACCTCTACAGACTTTTGAAATGTTCCCTTTTTCATTTTCACCTCCTTATATTAAGCTGCGCCACTTATAGAGGCGAGTAGTTGTGCGATATCTGGTTGAGGTTGTCCAGCAGCAGGGGCCTCTCCGCTTTGTTGTTCTGGAGTTGGCTGCGAGGCAGGAACGGGGGCCGCTCCTACTGCTGGAATATTAGGTTGCTCTGGCATTGCTGGTGGTACTGGTTGTGGTTCTGGTGCAAAAGCCTTCTCAATAATAGTCTCTAGTTGTAAACCTTTTTGTCTACCTTGGATTACTTCAGCAATTCTTGCAATGATCTGAGACGGGTCTTGGCCTTGGGCAGCAAGTGCGGGAATAGCTTGTGCATACTGAGCAACAGCAACGCGAAGAGAATCGCGCATTTCTTCAATGTCAACCCTTTGTTCTTCTTGCGTAACATTTAACTCCATTGGGATTTCTCGGCGAACATAATCACGGGACACTAACTTATCGCTACGCATTTGTAGTAATGCAATGATGGCTCGGTTAGGATCCATACCAGACATAATGCCGTAACGTACATCTACGCCATACTCGCCTTTAATATCACGAGATGGTGTGTACTTCATTGTATAAGGTGTACCGTCATCGGTTCCCTTAATAGTCTTAGTCATATTACCAAAGACAACTTCATCTACCTCAAAGCAAAGTGCAACTAACTCTTGGAACAATCTAGCAAACTGCGCTTGCGCTGCTTTAACCTGTGTATCAAACCCAGCCTGTAATGCTTGAACTCCACGACCTGTAACAACAGAGGCATCAATATTACCTGAACGAGATTCAGGATAACGAGAACCTAATCTTAACTCACGTTCTAGTACACCTGATTCTGTAAATACTCCTGCTGGTAGTTCTAGTGGAACTCTACGAATACCTTGTGGATTAGCAGATCTCATAATAGCATCTGGTCCTAGTGCTAACTCCTGTACATCTTGTGGAATGGCGATAGGTGCTTGAATAGATTTCTCTGCTGCTTGGATCTGTAATACTGCAAAGCGAGCACGAGCTAATTGAACAGATAGAACATCATCAAACTGTCCACGAGCTTCACCATCTAAGGATGAGCGAAGTGCAACTCTTGCTAAACACTTACCTACTGGGTTAGGTGTATTAGATAAAATTAGGTTATTACGCTCTGGGATAAAGATTAAGTCTTGGTCTTTGTCGTGGTATCTAACGATAGATAGATAAGGGGATGCGTAAGCATAAACACTCTTACCAATTATCTGATCGTAATACTCAGGATACTGGGATGCGATAGTCTCAGCATCGGATGCAATGATCTGTGATATAGATAGGCAACGACCAAATCTATCTACCTCAGGATATACACCAAATGGATTTAGTAAACGGATACGAGGATTGTTTGTCTCGTAATCCATCTCCACCATTGCAGGTAGTAGACCGTAGGTGTTAAAGTAATCAGCACCTTGATACATCTGGATCTGTAGATCAGATGAGGAAACATAATAATTTGCGATACGAGTTCTAGTATCAGCAGCACGGCGTTGGGCATCAGATACCATATTGGTTGCTGCACAGTTAAAGGATGGCAGTGGTGCCATTACCTCTGCTAGATCACGGGCTGCTACATCTACAAAGTTTGCAACTAAAGGCTTTGGGTAATCCTCTGAAAACATAGATGGATATACTTTTGATATATCACCTTGGCGCACGGAAAGAACATCGCGCATACGCTGGTCTCTGGCTGCATAGCGGTTCTTCAACCGATCTATCTTTGAGACTACCTCTTTAGTAGATAACAATATTGCTCCTTAAATAAATGTGCGTTCCTTCTCAGCAAAGAGTTCATCTAGATTTACGACTACTCTTTTGTTTTGTTCATACTTTGATAGGAATGGATTTTTAAGATGGTGTGTCTGGTACTTACCATAGTTGAGCATCTCTCTTGCTCTGATCTCACAGAACCAAAGAGCCATTACCATATCTGTCTTACCCTTGGTTGTAGGTGACCAAGTAATTAACTGCTCGATTAGAGCCTTAATC